CTTGATGTAACAATAGCAATAACGGCATCATTGCCATTAATGTATTTAGATTTCTTATCAGCGTTTGTTGGTCTGCGCCCCACTATCATTAGCGTGTCTTTTAAGTGAACGCCCTCATGGTCACCTGAAGTGTCATAAGGAACTAATGTTTTAGCCATTGCTAATACTGGCTTCATGGCTTGTTTGACTGCTGGGATTAAGATTTTTGAACGAGCTTTTTTATCCCCGATTTCATCTTGCAAATCTTGAAACACTTGTAAGGTTTCTTTTAACCCAGTGATTTCAAATTTAGTAGCCATTATTCAGCCTTAATTAATCTTTGATAAATGCAATTATTCAACGCAACAACATAATCCACCACTTCAGTTGGTGTCATTTTATCAGCATGATTAGCGGCAATTTCATGTGCAAGATTAATTCCAGTCAATCGTTGTTCAGCAAAACCAAACCAATTCTTTTGACCGCTTCCAGCTTGTGAAATCAAAAAGCCTAACAAATCTTGTTGTGAGTTTATGTTCATATATTATCCTATAAAAAACCCTGCAAGAGCAGGGCTTATTGTTAGCTATTTGACCAGCCGTATTGATTCCCACGAGGATGTACAGTAAAGGTGCATTTTGCCTCTGCGCTTGGTGCTGGGTCAATTTGGAATTGTGAAACTCTACCATTGAAAGCATAAGCTACTGTATTTGTACCATCATAAGCCGCAACAACAAATGTTCTATCAATAGTGCCATTTTCTGAATCACCACGAATAAGAAGTAAGCCAGCGTCACTTGGATTCCATGCCGCAGTGATAGTCATTGATGTTGGTGCTGATTGCACTGGTATTTTATCGCTTTGACGAGAACCTGCCACGCCAAATGAAGCTACAGCGTCATCTTGACCAAATGCTGGTACAGCTTCTACATTTAATGCCACACCACCTGCGCCAGTACCACCTGCGGCTGTTCCAACAAGAGTTGCAACCTGCGCTGTCCATACTGATAGATTCGCTGTCGTAAACGGTGTTGGCGTAGCTCCTGACTGCATCCAAAGTGACGCGTTAAACCCTGCTAAAACTTTATTTGGTAATGCCATGATTATTCCCCTTAATTAAGCGTTGTTAGACCAGCCGTACATGTTGCCACGCGGATGAACTGTGAATGTGCATTTAGCTTCAGCACTAGGAGCTGGGTCAATTTGGAATTGGCTAACGCGAGCATTGAACGCATAATAAACAATGTTTGGGCTAGAAGCGTTGTCAGAAGCGGCAATTACGAATGTTCTATCAACCGTTCCATTGTAAGCATCGCCACGAATTAATAACAACATTGCATCGCTTGGATTCCATGCGGCTGTAATTGTCATGCTTGTTGGAGCTGATTGAACTGGAATTTTGTCAGATTGACGGCTACCTGCTACACCAAAACTGGCTACAGCATCATCTTGACCAAACGCTGGGATGGCTTCTACAGGAATGAAATTACCGCTGACTGCAATCGCTGAAACACTCGCTAAAGTGGATAGCTGTGCTAATGTCAATGGTGTTGGAGTTGTTGTTGGCTGTGCATATAGCGATGCGGTAAAACCTGCTAATACTTTATTTGGAAGTGCCATGATTAAAAATCCTCAAGTTAAATTAAAAAATACTGTCTTATGTTGGGATGTCTATTGTGCAATCCATAAAAATATTATGTAATGCAATTTCGTTATCATATCCATGATAGAGCCACATGACATCAGCTTTGGCAATGCCAAAACCAGCAACGCCACCAAACTGCCCACTATAACCATGCAAACTTTGAATTATCGTATTTGATAAATCAAACCCTGCTTGCATACCAGTAGAAAAAACACTGATTTGAAATGTAGGTCTATCAATACCTTTATTACCTTGTATGCCGCCAGTATAAACTGGTTGGTGAACATTGCGAAGTTGCCATGTGACAAATAACGGTTCTGTCGCAAAGTTACGGTTAAAATTTGCATAAACTGGCACTGAAGCGCCAACAATACTTACCAATTGATATTGTATCGCTTGGGCATAATTACTGACATTCATTTGTGTAGTCATATTAAGCCTTTGTTTCAGGGTCAGAGCGATAACACATCAAAGTTATACTCATTTTGTCATTGCTTTCAATTGCATCAGTAATGCGCCATTCATTGCCACGATAAATAATGCTGTAGAGATTTTGGTCATCCACAATCGTTCTCATGTTTGGCGTAAAGTTGAATTTGAAAGTAATTAAATCAGAATATATCCGATAACGCTCGGTAATTGCTACACTATTCTTAACTTCAGCAACCAATGGTCTGCCAACAAACCACAATGTTGTGGTTGTTGTATATTCACCAAATGCGTCAGTGCCAAATGTTAATCTATTGACATCAACATTTTCAAAACGCGCGATAGCCATAATTACATCACCAATGGTTTATAGGGTCTTAACAATACATCAAACCCTAATGGTATTGTTTGTAAAGCACCAGCGATTGTCGCGCTTCTATTATTATAAAGATGGGTAAACAAAAGAAGCCCTGCATGCTTAATCACTGGGTATTGAGCCAAAATGCTCGCGCCCAAAGTGTAATTGGCAATAATAGGGTTTGTTCTATTGGTGTCCATTTCAGTTGGCATAGTGGTAAGAATAATCTTATTACCAGTTGCGTCATAATAATAGGTCGTTGGTGATACCGTTGTTAAAACGCTTGGTGAATCACTATTCCAATATTGAACACTGTTTATAGTAACGCCATTTTGTGACACTTCAGGTAAATCAAGCGTCACTGGAGTTCCGTATAAACTTCCAAGCCCATAGTACACGCGATAAGACTGAGGGAATATAGGCAAGCCTAGATAGTCCTCAATGTGCATGCGTACTGCAAGCTCTACTTTTTGCAAATATGGGTCTTGTGATTCATCACCATAAAGGTTTATTTGTTGCGTAATTTCATCAAGAGTTAGCCATTCAGTCGCTAAATCTCGCGCTGTCTGCTCAACCTTTTCGTAATTGAATGGGTTGCGCGTGGGCGCAAGGAACATACCACCATAAGTTGATGAATTAGCTGACATGATTAAATGCCTTTCAAGAATACACCAGCAAATGGATTGCGAATTGATGAAACCATGCGTTTTTCAGCATACAGCGTCACAAAACCAGCTTGAGTTTGTTCAAAGCGTTTGATTGTCATTGCTTCAACATCGGCAATAGTTAGGAATGAATCCCAGTTTGCTAAAACTAATGAAATTGAACCAACCGCAGGAGCGTCAAGATATGGATTAGGGATTACTGGGAATCCAAACACATAACCTAATGCCGCGCCATCATCGTCACCAGCTTCTATAAACATTGGTTGTCCACCAGTTGCGCTTTTTAATTTGCGCAATGAACTAATTAAAGCTGGATGAATGTGCCATGCAGTAGTAGGCATAGCCCAATATTGTGCAGGTAAAGCATTTACCACATTGACAATAGTGTCATAAGTTGGAGTTGTAACACTCGCTTCTATACTTAGAATTGTATGTATGCCATTAGTAGCGCCAGTTCCGCTTGTGCCATATGACGCTGAAGATGTGCTTGTTAAATAAGAGCTTAAACCACGCAAACCATTAGTTGCGCCAGTTGAATCTGTTGTTGAGCCTGATTGGTCATTATTAGTAGCCATAGAAGCCGCTTCCAATTGGCTGAACTCTTGAACCAAGTCTGTAACAATTGCTGAATCTAAAGCATTTACATCATCAAGAACCGCAGTACGAATAGGCAATTGAGCTGATAATACACGAACTGGCAATTGCCAAATGCTTGTATCAATATCAGGTGAACCACTATTTGGATTTACAGTGTAACCCCAAGGGTCTGTTGCATCAGCGGCATTACCAGTTTTAGCTACAAACTGCATGTCAGAGCCACTAATTGAAATTTGGCGTGAGCCCATACGGAAAGGGTTAAAATATCTTGCCGCGGCAAAAGCGTCATCAAAGTAAACACGACCACCAATCCCTGAACCACTACCAGTTATTGCACTCGCTTCATTGACAACTTTTAAATCAACGGTTGCTTCACCATCAATTAAGGCGGTTTTAATGCCATCTAAAATTCGTTCAGAGATTTTCATTTTGGTCTGTCCTTTAGGTTAAAAAAAGGGCGGCAGTGTATTACCACCGCCCTAAGCCTATTTAGTGGGCTGTACCTGTTGAACGATAACGCACACCAGCATTAGGGTCACGAACAGATGTTGCCAAGCGTTTCTCACCAAAATATGTGATATAGCCGGGCAATGTTTGATCATATTGACGAAGAACCATGTTTAAGCGGTCAATTGTCGTATGGAAGCGTGACCAATCTGCAAAGTACATTGGGTACAAGCTAGTTGTACCAGCAGTGCCAGTTGCAGTTTGTGATGGAGTATCTAAATACTTGTTCACAATTACATCAAAACCTAACAATGTGCCTACGATACCATCAACGCTAAGACCTTCGTTACGATTGAAGATAGGAGCGCCATTTGTATCTGTTAAACCACGAATAGCTTGTAACAAGATTGGGCTAATCATGAATTTAGCATTTGATGTCCAATATTGTTGTGGTAAAGAGTAAACAAAGTTCACTACATCTTTGTAGGTAATGTTATTAGCACCAACGGTATTCGCGTTAGTGGTTAATTGGTCATAAGTAGCCAAAGAGTGTAAACCAGCAGTTGAGCCTGTACCTGAAGTACCAAATGCGGCTGTAGAGCAAGTGCCGCCAGCGTATGTTGAGTTAGCACCGCCATATTGGTTTAAACCACGCAAGCCATCAGCGCCACCAGTTGAAACTGTAGTGCCAGAGCCAGTTTGGTCATTATTGGCTATCATTGAAAGAGCTTCTGTCTGCGCGAATTCGGCTAACATGTCATCAACAACATTTGAGCTTAAACCGTCAATATCATCAAGAGCCGCTGTACGGATTGGGAATTGTACATTGACATCTTTCAATTGAACTTGCCAAATTGAAGTATCTTCAGTAGTTGCCGCACCGTTGTTTTGAATACCATAGCCCCATTGAGCACCAGCATTGCCAGTTTTCACGCGGAATTGATAGCTAGAACCATCGGTTGTAACAGTACGAGTAATGCCGCGTAATGGGTTAGCAAGACGCAATGCAACGAATACAGGGTCATAAGCAGTACGACCACCTTGATTGTAGCCGCCAGCAGTTAAAGCTGAAGCCTCTTTCAAGTAAGCATCGTATTGTGATTCGTCTTCAAACATTTTTAGTTCTTTTTGAACTTTAGAGTTTGAATTTTTGAAAGCGGCTAATTGTTCTTTAACCATTTTGTTTACATCACCGCGAATTGTTTTTTCAATTTTGATGATTGATGGAGCTACATTGATTGAAGCTACTTTAGCTTCCAATGCGGCTACTTTTTCAGCGAAAGAAACTTCCACTGCATCTACTTTAGCGTTTACCGCTTCAGTAACTTTAGCGATTTCAGCAACAGAAGTTGCTTCAATAGCGTCTAACTTTTCAATGATTTCGTTTGACATGATTTATCCTTTAATGCGTTTGTTAAGTTGTTTAAGCAATTCTCGCTTATTTAATTCAGCCAAAATTGCCTCGTTAGAAGCCGCTAAATCAGGGTCACTCCGATTAGGCTTATTTTCAGGTTGCGCTTGAATTGCATTACGCTTTTCTAGCACTTCCTTAAATACAGAAACAGCGACTTCCGCGTTCTGCTTTGAAACCCCTGCGTCACGCAGAGCTTGTTCCAAATTCCGTGGTTCAATAGAACCGTTTTCTAATAAGCATGATTCTAGCTTATTAATGTTTGACATTGGATTGTTTGGGTTCATTACTATTGAAACTTCACGCAATCCACCTTTAGTAATTTGAAAATATCCATCTTCATATGGGTCAGCAGAGCCAACGGTAAATGGATTACCCTCTGCATCAACCATTTGATATTCGTCTGCATAAGCGCCTACTGAAACACCGCCAACCAAATTTGGACTTTCTTTCATAATGGTATATAAATCACGACCATCGCTAGTGTTAGTAAATAAGCGACCTTTACCTGTCATTCCAACATCATCAAATTCAAATGAAGTCCATTCTCCTACTGGGAACGCTTCATCATTGTGTTGAAAAAACATAGGCAATGGCTTTCCTGATTCTGCCATGCTATTAGCCCATTCTTGGAATGGAGCTGGCGTGTAGTTAAACCTACGACCATCTGCCCCCTCTCTTGCACCCCAAGTGGTAAAAACAGCCTCTATAAGTCCACTATCTGACGCTTCATCCATCCCTGCGTCAAGTGCCACTTTAGATTCAGTAAAAAATTTAATCTCTTTAATCATGAATAGGTACTCCCTTGTTTTTCATTCCGTTAGATTTAAGCGTTATGCCAATTCTTTTTTCAGCCGCTTTTTTTAACTGAACGGTGAGCAATAATAAACGCAATTCTTTCATGTCTTTTTCTGTCATTAGGCTTTACCAGCTTGACCAGTTTTACCAACGCTATTGGTATTACCACCACCACCAGTGTCTTGTGGGGATGTTCCAGCTATTGGTTTAGCAGGTTCAGTGCCACTTTTTAACTCATTAGCACCATCCATCTCAATCTTGCCAAGATACTCGCGAGCTTCGTTAGGCGTTAATATACCATTATTCACGCCAGCTACAGCCCAATTCATTTGGTCAAGAGGAGCGCCTTTAAGAAAATTCTCTGTTTGGAACTCAACGCATAAATTTGGATAGCCAATAAATAGGCTTTGTTTCAATTTTTGCTGAATGTTCACTATCATTGGGTACATGGTAGATTTATAGAATTCATCAAGCATTGTTTGTGAGTTGTTAAATTTACCATCGCCAGCGCCAATCATTTGTGACGGCACGCCAAATAGACCACATAAACGCTTCATTGTTTGCATTTTAAGGTTTGCGGCATCAGCATCTTGCAGATTCAGCATATTCAATGGAACATATTTCATTCCGTTGTCTAAAAGCATGGATTGACCAGGCTTACTCAAATCAGTTGTCCTTGAACCAGTCATGCTTGCCCAAGCCTCTTTCAAACGAGCGGCAATCTCTTTGAATTTGCCATCAGGTATAACTTGGTCTGTAACGAACATTCCGCTTGGTTTAGCGCCATTTTGCATAATGAAGTTGGCATATAGGTCAATATCTTGGTCAAGAGCCACTAGCTCTACAGCTAATGTGCCTTTATTAAAACCAGCAGAGCCTTGCCATGACGCTTCCATTGCATGAATAATTTGGTGTGAACTTAATGGGTCTTCTTTATTAAAGCCATATGATGGAGTAGAAAGTCTGTATGACGGATAGCGTGAATCAGTCAATTGCGCTGTAATGAGTGTTGAATCTAAGACATACATCTCAAGTGGCGTTTGCATTGTGTTTGCTTGGTCTTTACGCCATAACACTGTGAATGTTTCACCTGATAATTCATACCACATGCACCATTGATACCAAAACTCATAAGGCGATTGAAAATTGTTTGGATTATTTAATAAAGCCAATACTGATTTAGCTTTTGCTTTATCACGCGCACTAACTAAATCACTTGTGACGGCATCCACCATTGAACCATCTTCAGCATGCGCCATAATTTTAATTGGCAATTGAGCCAATGCTCTTGCTTTAATACCAACGCATGACATGACTGTAGAGTTTCGTGACAATACAGACATGTCCACGATTCTGCCTGATTCAGATACAGCAGAAGTCGTAACATAAAGCAGTTGATTGCTTGCAAGGTTGTGATTGGCTCCGCGTATTACATTGTTACCTAACGCAGTTTGTCCAAAGAGCGTGTTTGATTCGTTTTTAGCAACGGATTTCTTGCTGAATAAGTCTAGTATTCTCATGTTTTTGCCTTATAGACTTCGGAAGCCGAATGATGATGATATATTTGGATGGTCTAATGAGCAGTGCATGGCGATAATCAATGCGACTATGCCATCAACCTTTGCTGATTTGTCTGCTTCATTTTTACGCACTTTGATATTCCCGTTTACATCCTCATAGACTTCGCAATTGGATAGTTGCCATCCTAGAAATTGATTGCCGTTATGTCTTATAGAGTGTGACATTATCAGTTTTTCAGTGTGCTTGCTGGGGTTACTTAGAACCGCCATGCCTTGACCTACTTTTTTAACTGGAATGCTACTGTCATGTAGTCGGGCGATTAAACTTGCCGCGTTATAGGCATCATATCCCACCTCTTTTATATTGTAAAGCTCTGCTTGGGCTTTAATATAATCGGATATTTCCCTATCATCCATGACATTGCCCTGCGTAATATGCAGTAATCCTGATTTTATTGCTTGGTCAAATATGCCACGATAATGTGTTGGCACTATATTTAGACCGTCTTCAGGTAAAAAGAACTTAAATTCAGCGTAGTAGCTTTCATCCTCGTATCTAAACAATGTGCATACAGCATTCAAATCTCGCGTAGCCGCTAAGTCAAAACCAATAAAGACTGCCGTTGGTTCATCTGTCGGTTTTTCAGCAACAGAATCATCCCAGTATTGTCTATCAATCCATGCGCTATTAGCAGACACATAAACATTAAGCGTTTTGCATAGGAACTCATTGAGTGCCGCTGGCTTTAATTTGGCTTGCTCACAACGCTCTGCAATGGCTTCTTGATAAACTGATATGCCATGCATTGGATTAGCTTTGTACCATGTTGATGGGTCACGCCAATCATCTTGTGGGTCTAATCCATATAAAAGACCAAACCAATGTGGATTGTCAGCCGCTTCACCGCGCAACATTGATTCAACCATCTGCATGTCTTCATAAAACTTGGTTTCTTTTGTGAAGCTGGCAGTCGTAATGTAGATGCGCAATGGGTTCTTACGCGCCACCATCCCTGAATGGATAACCTCAATTGAGTTCCTGTCCACAATTTGTGCGGCTTCATCAATAATTCCACATGACGCATTCTTACCATCGCCTGTTTTCTTATTGTCGCGTGATAGTGCTTTGAATATTGTTTGGCTGTCACCAGTTTTGCCAATATGGTATTTGCTTGCATTAAACCAGCCTTGAGCTTCACGCGGCATATTCTCAATCATACCTCGCGCGGCATCAAACACAATTGACGCTTGCTCTCTATTGGTAGCCAATGTAAATACTTCAGCACCAGCTTCACCAAATAGAAGCTCATATAAACTGATTGCGGCAGTTAGTGTGGACTTACCAGCTTTACGAGGAATGAACACAATGACATCAGTTGTCATGCGTTTGTTGTGGTCTTTTTTGTGTCTAAAGCCATATATTGCGCAGAGCAACATAATTTGAAATGGCTCTAATGTTAAAGACTGCCCAGCGTCGGGACCCTTGGTGTGTTTTAATATTTGAACAAAACGAATGACATGCTCAACATATTCCGAGAAAAACTCATATTCCCATTGCTTGTCTTCTAAATAATTAAGAAAGCGTTGGCAAGCAAGTTTGACATTGTTGCAAACTGATATATTGCCTTTGACTACATTAATGGCATAAAAGATACCGTCTTCATATTTCATATTTTTTTCAAAGCGTCAGTTAATGAAGCCACATTTAATCCAACAGGCGTTGAATTATTGTCTATAAGCCACCAATCAAAACATGATTTAACTGCCATTCGTTTGCGCGACATTAAAGCCCAAGCATGTTCTTTACGGATAGCTTCATATTTCTTGTTTGGATGTTTCATCGTTTTACTTGGGGTCCGAGCAATAAGTCACCTAATGGCGTAGCGTCATCCCTATTCCCATTTAATCTGCTTCTAGGAGTTAGTCCAAGTTCATTCATAAGAGCAATAATGCGTGGCAATGCTCTATCTCTAATTGCCAAGTATGGATTGGGTCCGAGCGTCTTGCCGTTGTTGTAAGCAGTAATCAATGATTTCTGTTTAATGGCTTCAGCGCATAGCACATAAGTTGATATGTGGTCAGCCAGCATAGCCAGCACATGACGGTCTTGTGAAGAACCAATGCCGTAAACTTGATACAGATATTCAGCCGTTTCCTCAATGAATTTATCTTTATCCCATGCTTTAGGATTGTCCAACCATTCAGCTTTAGGAATTCGTGATTTGATTTTTTCAGGTAACGCTTGACCTTGGTTGATTCCACGCGTTCCTTTGACTATGTGTAGTTCTGGTGGCAGTTTATTCATAATACCCCCCCTATGGCAACCGCATCTGCACGCAATTGGT